ATACAAATAAAATAACAAATATACAACTTCAAAAATTTTATCTTCGTAGAAAACTACATTTATTTTTGACATTACAACATAAAAGTAAATCATTCACTAATTCTGGATTTAGTGAATTAAAACAAGAAAAAGATGGCCTAGAATATGCAGAACTTTTGGAAATAATTGAGAAAATTGAAAACAAAAAAGTTAACTTTGATGATTTAAAGTATTATGTTCATACAACAGCAAATAATTAAAAATGATTTTTTTTTATTCAAAATTTTAATTAATTAACTTATGAAAATAATGGAATCATTATATAATTTATGTTTAAAAATATCTCCTATTTACATAAAATCTCATTATCCATTCAATACAGTTCCGAAAGATCTTCATCCTGAAATAATAAAATCCCTACACCACAGTTATGATAAAATCATAACATGTTTCTTTTGTACACAAGACTCATTAGAATCAAAGGGTTGTTATAGAATTGTACCCAGTATACAATCACCACATTTTATACGAGATAGATATGAAAAAAAACAAGTTTTTTCGTGCTCAAAATGTTATTCTAATATATGGACATGTGAAGAATGTCTAGTTAATTTTTCGGAAGATATAAAAACTTCATATGTGGATCAAAGCCAAAAAATTTTCACTATCTATAATCCAAAACTTTATGAAAATGAATACTATTTGTTAAATAAACCCATAGATTTAAAAAAACGTTTATGTTATAAATGTGCCCGTAAATTATTAAATAAATTGTCCGTAAAACAACAGATTACATATCAAAAAGCCGTAAATTTAATAAAAATCAAATGCGGTTTGTGTCAAAAATTATATGGACCTGATCAATTATATCATGGCAATGGTACAACCGTTCATTGGTATGGAATTAGTTGTGGATATTTTTGTAAACATCGAGAAGGATATTATGAATGGACATCAAAAGGGAAATATATATTCCAAAAGTGTAGTGGATCAAGAGTTTGTGATGATTGTATTACAAATTTAATCAATGAAAAATATATTAAATATATTAAATAAAGTGAATAAAAATTGAAAAAAATATTTTTTATTATTGTGTGCATACAACCACTAAATAATAATTTAAAGATTAAATAATAATGTTATTTAGAAGAACTTCATTTAGAAAGGCTCGATTTTTAAACAATACAACAATGTCTAAACGTCATCTTGAAAGTTATTCTCATCGCTATGCAAAGACAACAGTTGGATCGTGGCTAAATAAAAAAATTAAAACAAACAGTAATTGGATTTTAGAGGATATACCCAGTGTTTCAAAAGATGCCAAAGTTTTCTATGAATACCCAATTTGTAAAAACAAAAATAAAGAGATTATTGGATTGGTAAATACTTCAAAGGATAGCAATGATATTTGGAATAATTATTTAGGAAATAATAATAAGTATTTACCAAATTATAAAAATTTTAAACAATTAGAATTGATTCCAATGTGTATATTTGATGTTGCAGTGGTTGATGAAGGTAAAGTAAAATTAGTATTTGAGATAAAATATAAAAATCCTGTTTCTGATAAAAAGAAAAAGAAAATCCAAAAATACAAACAACTTTGCGGAGTAAATTGTTATGAGATATCAGCATTGACTATACTAGACCAAGTAAGACCACCAAAAAAAATAGATTTTGTTACTCTTTAATTTTATTTTTTTAACTATCAATAATATATACCAGATTGATAATGAATCCATTAAATAATAAAGAATATTCTAAGAATTATTATAATATCAAGAAAAAAATAGATAAACTACCATCATCAAACAAAAAAATCAAAAAACAATTATTCAAATTAATTGATGAGGAGGATCTCATAATTTTGGAAGCAGAAACTGGTGCAGGTAAATCTGTTAATATACCTCAAATAATTTTAAAAGAATATCTTCTCGAAAAAAATCCATCAGACAATAATATTAATATAGTTGTAACACAACCTCGTACATTAAATGCTAAAAATATAGCTAGTTTTGTAGCTAAAATTGTTGATGTAAAATTAGGAGAGGAAGTGGGTTATAAATATCGACATTATAATGTAACTAGTAATAAAACTATGTTATCATATGTAACAGATGGTACATTAGTACAAGAAATTTATAAAAAACATGGAGATTTCAATTATGATTTTGTAATAATAGATGAGGTTCATGAAAGAACAGTAAGTATTGACATTTTACTTGCACTAATTAAACAATATTTATATTCAACTGATACATTAAAGGAAAAAAAATGCAAATTTATAGTTATGTCTGCTACTTTGGATGTAGAATTATTTTATAAATATTATAAAAATGTGGCTAAAATTGGTACGTTGCAAATACCTGGAAGAGCATTCCCTGTAAAGGTACATTATCTAAAGGAATCTGTAGATCAAAAATATGATAATATTTTATTTAATAAACTGAATAAAATTTTGGATATATCAGAATCAGGAGATATACTCGTGTTTTTGGAATCCAAGACACAAATTAATAAGTTATGTTATAAAATTAATAAAGAATATAGTTCTAAAAAAGTATTATGTTTGGGTCTTTATAGGGGTATTACACCTGAACAACAACAACTAGTTGTTGATAAAGATCAATTTAAAATTGAAGTCCATGGTGTAAATGAAGAATATAAACGAAAAATAGTTTTGAGTACAAATATTGCTGAAAGTGGTATTACTATTGAAAATGTTCGATTTGTTATAGATACTGGTTTAAAATATGAAATGGTATATAAAGACAGAACTAATATACTACAAAGGGTATTTATTAGCAAAGATAGTGCTGAACAAAGGAAAGGTCGTGCTGGTAGAGTTAGTAGTGGTGTGTGTTATCGACTTTATACTAAAGATGAATATAATGATTTTGAGATACGTAAATCGCCAGAAATATTGGTGTCCAATATAGATACAACTTTAATTAGTTTATTAAATACGAATTTTATTATTAATCTTAATCAATTAGGTTGTTTTTTAGATTCTTTAATTACTCCACCTCATCTTAAACAAGTCCAAGACTCACTTAAATATTTATATCAGTTAGGAATTATAAAATCAAATTGTAACACAATAGAAGAATTTTCTATAATGTGTAGAAAAAAAAATTCCAAAACAAAAAAAATGAAATGTTTCACTTTTCTTGGAGAATGTATTTCTAAATTACCACTTGAACCGGCTTTTGCTGTTGCCTTATTGGCAAGTTATAATTATAATGTATTTAATGAAGTTTTAATTATTGTCAGTATGCTCTCAATAGAGTCTAATGTTGGAAAATGGTTTGTAAAACCAAACATCAAAGAGAATTCTAAAATTCGACAATTCGAAAAAAGTATTAAAAAATATCAAAATTCTAAATCTGATTTAATGGTTTTATTGAAAATCTATTATAAAAGTAAAAAAATTGACTCACATAAAGTTAAAAAATGGGCTAAAAAAAATTTTATTTATTATCCAAATTTAATGAATGCCAATAAAAATATTAAACAAATAAAACAAAGTTTTGATAAAATTAATGTGTCGTGTCGAATTGAAAAAATTGCTAATATTTCAGATGATCAAAATACAAATATTATTAATGCATTTCTTCATGGTTTCTTCAATCAATTAGCTTTAAAAAACAAATATAATAATAAAATGTATAATATTATTGATGGGTGTGATAAAGATATTTATATAAAAGCCGGTAGAAATAATAATTTGACTAAACTTAATAATGTAATTGCATTTATTGAACACGCAAATATTTTAGGAAATGAATCTTTGAATGGACTAACAAATGTTTCTAAAAATACTTTAAAGTCAATGTATGATATTGCTCCACATTATTTTAAAAAAGATAAAATTACAATTTAAAGTTTTAATTTGTATTTATATACTTATAAAACACAGAAATATAATACAAAAATGAGTAATGATTTGAAAAAAGAGTGTGTTTTTATAGATGTTAATAATACTTTTAATTTAACTGAATGTTGTATTTGTCTTGACGATTTTAAAGATAACACAAAAGTTATAGTATTTCACTGTGAACACATGGTTTGTAATGAATGTGATAAAAATCTAAAAAAATGTCCATATTGTAGGAAGTCTTTAAAAACTAAATCATTTCCTCCGGCAGAACTTCGTCCTCGTGTCCAAAGAAGAATTACACCAGAACCTACACCAGAACCGGAACCAACACCTGCATCATGGTATTCTAGATTGTCTAATATTCCTTCGTCAATATTGAATTATGGTTCCAGACCATCTGATTATATACAAGGACCTTCACCACAACCTTCATCACAACCTTCATCACAACCTTCATTACAACATTCTTCACAACCTATACAGTATGTTAGTCCTACCCAATTCTCATTACGATCTGGAGGATATCATCATCAATCTAATTATCAATTAACTGGACACACATCGTCAAATTATCAATCACGCCCTATACGAGTATACACTAATTCCAATCAACCTACAAGTTATATGCAACAGTCAGCAAATGGAAGAATTAGTTCTTTTAATTCAAATTATTCTAGTCAATTATCCGTTTCTAATCGAATCAAATCTAGATATTAATTTACTTAAAAACAACCTTTTAATTATATTATATTAATATATATAAAACAGACGTTATAATGTTTTCTGCTATTGGTCATTATACTGGAATAAGTTATCCAACATATTATGTTTATGCAAAAACTTATTCCTATTTGAATTCTTATGCCGAACCAGGTAAAGATATGACAAAAATCGCTGATGAGTTATATATTAGTGATTTTCCAACCGCAACAAATAAAAAATATTTGGAGAAGGAAGGAATTACACATATTATTACATGTATCTATGGAGTGTCACCATATTTCCCAGATACTTTTATATACAAAAATATTCCTCTAATTGATTCTCCAAATGAGGACATATTTCAATATTTCGATCCAATAAATAAATACATTGATGATGCTATTAATAATCAAAATGGTAAAATATTATGCCACTGCATATGTGGGGCTTCAAGAAGTGCAACAATATTAGCCAGTTATATAATATATAAAGGAAAAGGACAAGTTAATGTAGATGATGCATTGAAATATTTAAAACAAAAAAGAAAAATTGTAGATCCTAATCCAGGATATAAAAAACAATTAAATAAATATTACCATGTTGTTGTTGCCAATAATCAGGTTTCTTAAAATTTCAAAATATAGTTAACAATTTCATCGACTTTTTCTAAATCAGAATTAAATTCTTTATACTGAATTTTGTGTTGATCTAAAATATTTTTTAAAATTTTATCAATTTCATTAGCTTCTTCTTCAGTTTGTATGCGACCCGCTTTCTCATATGGAAAATTATATCTATGAAGATAAATATTGATATTATTAAATTGTGCATGTGATTTCAATATAAATTCTTCTGTTTTTATAATATCACAAACATTGTCTGGATTATAACGATTGTAATAAAGTCCATTTAATAAAGGGCCGTCTGTCACAATATATTCAACTTTTTTGTTTATTTTTTTAATAATTTGAAATTGTTTATTAGATAATGAGTGTTGATTATTAAGCTGTTCAAACTGTTCACACCATACTAATTTTTTAGCTATTTCCTGTATATATTCTATCTTTTTCCTCAACAATTTTAATTTTATAAAAATCAAAGTAGATATTGTAGTTTTACCACATCCCGGTGCACCAATAATGTTAATTACTTTTGTATTTGATATTGTGTTAACCGACATAGTGTCAACCGATATTGTATCAACCGATATTGTGTCAACCAACATTGTATCAACCGATATTGTGTCCATTAATAATATTTATTTAACGTCAATATTAATTTAAAGATATATTTGTAATCAATTTTAATCTTGATAGACATTATGTCAGTTGATACTTTATCTAAACATGATTATGGAATACAAATTCCTAGACTATTTGTATAGTTAAAAAAATATTTATTAACAATAATAATTGTTGAAATATTTCAGAATATTTTTCGATTGAAAACAATTAATAAATTGCAAATTATTAATAATGTGAATGAATTTACCTCTAAAGTTAATACTCAACTTTAGGGACGGCTAAGGACACTACGCGTTGAAAACGCTTTAGTTAAAGGTTGGGAAAGTAAGTCACTGTAGATATAAAGGATATTTGGTTTATAATTTTGTATTTTTTGTCGTAAAATGTATAGATGAAGAAGTTGAGACAGTCGAAATAGAAAAGTAGAAAGATTTATTTTTAAAGATAAATTAATACATTATGATATGTTAACACAAGATATTTTTTGGGTGTTATGACTCACCACATTACGTATGATTAGTCATACTACGTAATAATGATTGAATATCATAACCAAAATTAGGATAAACAGGAATTGCTTGGTCAATTGCCGTTTCACAATAACCAGCATTCAGTAATTCTTGATATGCAAATGCGTCATAATAATTATCAAATTGACGGTCATTTGTTGTCAAATAGATATAATTACCTGTGAAAGGAGATGACATTCTTTTCATTCGGATACCTGTTGTACGATGAACTGTATAAGCGGTCTCATCTTTATGAAAATGTAATTTTGAGATTGGAGGAACTTTTTTAATTTTCCATTTTTTAATAGGAACCGGCATAGTCTTTTGATAAGTTGCCATTTTTTTATTGACTACTCTCTACGATTGTATATTAATTTAAAAACAAAATAATAATATATTTTATATTTTCCAAACATTTTTTAAAAAGTTTTTTTAAAGATGACTGATATAAAGAAAGTACATCTACCGCCTATTACATTAATTATTTTAGACAAAAATCCCTATGATGATATTAGTAAAAATCTTGTAGATAAAGCTAATAAAATTCTAAAAAATAGGGGCCAAGTAAAATTATTAGTTCAAGATCTTGAAAAAGTTGTGAAAGAAAATAACAACAGTAATGTCGCATTTATATCTGCCGCAAATTCAAAGTTATTTATGGATGGTGGAAGTGATATGGCCTATATGCATGCAATACCTGATATAGAAAAAACAGCCAAGAATAGTCTGAAAAATGTTAATTATAAAACGGCAATTGAAGAAAAATACTTACCAATTGGATGTAGTGTTCTATTTAATCCTAATGATCAGGGATATAAATTTGTTGTTGCTCCAACTATGTTTTTACCCCAAAAAGTAAATAAAACTAGAAATCCATATTATGCATTAAGAGCTGCTCTATATTCAATTTTATTCTATAATTATAAAAATCCAGATGATATAATTACTCAAATATATTGTCCAACAATGTGTACTGGTTATGGCAAAATGCGAACTAAAAGTGCTATAAAACTAATGTTAAAAGCAATGCTGGAATTTTCCAGGAAAAAGAAAAGTGTTAATTTTGTTTTTAGAAAAAGACAAAAATATTATTATACAGGTCTACAACCTCAAGATATTACACAAATTACTCAAGAACAACCATCACTTTATATGAACAGAGATTTTTGGGTTCAAAATGAATAAAATTGATAATGTTAATATTATAGTTAGAACTTTGCGTACATTCTAAGTTAAATGTTTCCAACAATATTTCAAATATTACCTCTCGAAATACTTGTTGATATTCTGTTTTTGATAGATATAAAAGACATTGTAAAATTTATTTATTTATGTTGTCAAACTAAACAATTACTTGATCATAAAAAGATTTGGTGTGAAATATTTAAGAAAAAAATAGGGGAAATTCCTGAAAATAATAAATTTTTTGATCCAAAAAATACTATCTACGAAATTTTTCATGGAAGAGCAATTGTAAATAACATTATAACAAATTATCTAAAATCAAATAATGGAAAATTTTATATTTTTGGTGGAGCATTACGTGATAGAATATTAAATTGTGATCCAAGTGATATTGATTTATTATATGTTGGCAGAAATGATTACATTGAACAAAAAGGTGAAGATATTGAATATCAATTAGGTGAATGTGGACTAAAAGTTAAAAAAAATATTATACCCAAAGGTAGAAAATATTCTCAATTTTCTCAACATATTCTTAAACTTGAAATTTTTACTCCCAGTTATTATCCAATTATATCTATTGATATTGTTACACGTGATGAACTAAAATCAAATGATTGGGATTATACTATAAATTCATTAGTTTTAAGTTATCAAAATAATAAGTGGGTATGGGACACATTTATTCCAAATGTTGGTTATTCAGCTTTACCAGAAATAATACATCAAATAAAATCATATACAGCATATCAGAATCCTGATCAAAAATATATATCAGAAAAAAGAAAAGATAAAATGAATAAAAAAGAATTTAAAATTAAATATGATAAAACTATCGTTAAAAAATTAAAAAAATGTGATATTTTAGCCTTATAATGTTATTATTAAGACTTCCCTTGAAAAATTGATGAAATTTTTAATTTATTGCGTGAATTACTAAATATCAAATGTATTCTAACATTGATGATAATATGGACGTTGGTAAATGTTATCAAGATTGTTCTAATAAATCGCGATTAATTATTACATATAAATATTTAACTATTTTACCATTATTATCATCAAGACTTCGATTGTTAAATTGTAGCCATAATAAATTAACTGAACTACCAAAATTACCAAACACACTTATTGAATTATTTTGTCAAAAAAACAAACTAAATAAATTACCAAAATTACCTCCCAATTTAAAAATATTATCTTGTGATCACAATAATCTAAATAGATTACCAAATCTTCCAGAAAGCTTAATTGCTATATGGTGTCATTATAATTTGTTACGCAAACTTCCTATTATCCCATTAAATTTAGAAATATTAAATTGTTCAAATAATCGATTGTTAAATAATCATTACATTCCTAAATCTCTAATTCATTACAGTAGCAAATCACAATTACCTTTTCCATCTAATCAGGATATAGTTAAAAAAGTAGCAAAAATAACAAGTAATTGTGATAATTATATATCAACATTAAAAGAATTACTAATCTATTGGGTAATTAAAAATAAAATAAAGGTTAATAAGTTGAATATTCCTATAGATATTAAAGAAATTATATTGTTTAAAAAAAGATTTAGATGTCATAAATGTAAATTAATATTACCTTATCAATTACTAGGATATAACACATCTCATAAACATCCCAAATTTAATGTATGGCACAAAAAATATATATGTGTAATCTGTTCTCGTAAAAGAATGATAGTTAAAAATATTTATGGCTGATTGTTTTGGAAAGTTTGACAGAAAAAATATTTGATTCTACAATTAAACAAAATTACAACGTATAAAAATTGAACACTGATTTCATTTATTTTTTTATATATTTCGTTTTATAAAATATTGATGGATTGTAAAGAAATACCAACGGATTGTAAAGAAGAAATTAATTGGGCAGATGAGGCTGATAATGAAATTAGTAATTTTGAAGGTGTAAAATTTGACGAAATGGGTTTAAAAGAGCCATTATTAAGAGGTATTTATGGATATGGTTTTGAAAATCCATCTACTATTCAACAACAAGGTATTATTCCAATTATAAAAGGTATAGATATTATTGCACAATCACAATCTGGTACAGGTAAAACAGGCACATTTACAATTGGTATTTTACAAAAAATTGATGAATCTATAAATTTTCCTCAAGCTATTATCCTAACACCTACACGTGAATTAGCGTATCAAATTAATAGTGTTGTGCAGTGTATGAGTATTTATATGAATATTAAAAGTGACGCATTTATTGGTGGCACAAGAGTTTGGAATAATATTAAAAGTATTAAAAATGGAGTTCAAATTATTGTTGGTACCCCTGGTCGAATCATAGATTTAATTGAACGTCTGGCTTTGAGAACAGATAAAATCAAAATATTATGTTTGGATGAAGCTGATGAAATGTTATCACACGGGTTTTATGAAAAAGTAAAGAATATCGTTAAATCAATGACTTCAAAAACACAAATTATTCTTTTCTCGGCGACTTTACCTAGAGAATGCTTAGATATCACACATCATTTTATGAATAATCCAGTACAAATTCTAATCAAAAAAGAGGAGTTAACATTAATGGGAATAAACCAATTTTATGTTAACTGTGAACTTGATAAATACAAGTTTGATGTTTTAAAAGATTTATATCAAGATTTTAGTATTGGTCAAGCTGTAATATTTTGTAAATCTAAAAATATGGTTGATTGGCTTGTTGATCAATTTGAAAAAGAAGATTTTACTGTGGGAAAAACCCATGGAGGTATATCTGCCACAGAACGAATTAATATTATGAAAGAGTTTCGTACCGGTGGTACTAGGATTTTAGTTACCACGGATCTACTATCACGGGGTATTGATGTTCAACAGGTATCAATGGTGATAAATTATGATTTACCTCGAGAAAAAGAAACATACATACATCGTATTGGTAGAAGTGGTCGATTTGGTCGAAAAGGTGTGGCTATTAATTTAATAACACCCCACAATTTTAGATATCTTAAAGCTATTGAGCGCTTTTATGACACAGAAATCAAACCCCTTCCTAAAAATTTACAAAAACTAATATAACTAAAGTCAACTGCTAAAAATTGATAATTTTTT